TCAGTCATTTTGGATACCATCTCAATGATATTGTGGGCATCCTGTTCCTCTTGTGGATTAAAGTCTAACCACATTTGTTCTAAGCACCAAATGATTAGGTTTCTTTGATCTTCAGTAAATTTCATCATGGTTTTAAATTACCCTCCTCATCATACCACGCATCAGTCACATTTTCAAGTTCTACTGGTGACTTCATGGTTGCTACCATACGATCAACACAATCTTTATAGTCATTACCATCTATTATACATTGTTCTACCTTTAATGCTTCTGGATCTACCTCTTGCTCTTGAATCTTCTCAAATGCTACTTGTACTTCAAGTGGCAAGTCATCAATCATATCAATGTCTCTCAAATGGTCATAGAGTTTAACCATGTGATAAACTTCATCATTAGTTAGGTGAATTGATGGCATTAGTTTACTCCAAATTGGTTTACAATAACGTCCTCAATCTCCTCCAGTTCATCATCATCCAATCTTGAGATATAATCTATTAAAATATCATTTAATAGAGTTCTTCTACTTGGACTTAACTTAGGAGATGATAGAATATCATTCAAGTTGTCTAAAAGAGTTGATACTTGAGTCATTAGTTTTCCCCCTGAATGTTTTTAATTAGTTGAAAGATTTGATATGCTTCATAGTCAGTTATATCTTCTCTTATTTCATTTCCATTCTCATCTTCAGTTGTGATTAAATCACCTTCAATGTACTCAACTGTCTCTGCTAAAATATCATATAAAGCAGCGAATTGAGCATTGGTTAGATGTAATGTTCGTGCCATTAGTCTTTTTTGGGTGGTAGAAGAAAGTAATACTTAACTGTTGGAGTGGCATCCTTCAATGCCTCATAGATTTTAGGATCAAGTGGTTGCATTATATACCTCCACATCCTTTACATTGTCAAGTAACTCATCGAACAAATCTTCATCATACTCATCAATCTGTTCTTTTAACTCATGCTCATCCAACTTTTCATAATAATCTATAAGATCATCATAAACATATTGAACAAGTGTTTTCATATCCATTCCATCAACTACCAATTCAGCGAATTGTTCAGCGATAGAATCGTGTTGTGCTGGATTGATTTTTGTCATGTTAACCACTTTTCATCAGTTGTTTCTAACATTTTACCGACCTTATATTCATCACAATCTTCACAATACTCAACCTCTTCATAATGTTTGCAGTGTTCAAAATCAGAAGCAATTCTTTTTGCTTCAGTTTTGTTTTCTGCACCAACTGTTACTGAATAGTAAACAATTTTCTTTGCTTCAAATGTGTAACTGTTTAATAATTCCATTTTAGAGATAGGAAGTAAGTGGATGTAAAGTGTTAGTAGTAGCGTTTATGCTAATGATAGGGAAACCAAATGCTTGTGACACTTTATCACATAGGTGGTTCTCATCCCTAGCATACCATAGTCCAATGGCATCTTGTGATAGGTCGGATGCCTCTTCAGCATCAAACTCTCTCTCACCGCCCTTGGTCATATCAAAGAAGATGTCTGTAATTAAATACATTGTTTCTTTGGTCATTGGAAACTCCTTTGGTATGTACTTATTATATCATGTAAGATCCCATTGAATCTTAAGATAATCTGGAGAGTGCCATCTCTCTACATCTTCAGGAGTAGACTCATCAGGAAGAAATACAAACTCTTCACAGAAATACTCAGCACTAATGCCGCCAAGTTCTTCACAAGCATGTAAGATCTCATCGCATTGGTCAGCGTCCATTGCCATTTCATCAACTAAAAAGTCAATGTCAGCAAAGATTTGATTAGAAGGCGTGTTCATGATGCTAAATCCCATAGTTGTTCAAATGCTTCAATCCACTTCACATGATAATGAGGAAGTTCGGATTTGTCTTGTTCATCAGCAGATACCAATGGTAGGTTATGTTCTACACAGTATTTACTGTAAACATCTACTAAAAGATCTATTGGATCTTGTGGAGTGGAGAACCATTTCTTTTCTTTAGGATCATAACACTCCTTGTCTTTCATAAACTTAAGTGGCATAAGAAACCCTCTGAATAAAATTGTGGAACTGAGGAAGCATGGTATCATCTGTGATTACATACTTATGCTTATCAACATAAGACTTGACTTGATGATAGAACTCATGCTTAGTGATTAGCATTTTCTTTTGGGTATCACCTCTAAAAGATAATACTTTTAGCATGTGAGTGGTGATTACTGTACCATCCCAATCTTTAACAGGATAGAAGTCAACAACCATGTTACCGTCTTTAGAAGAAATTTTCATGGGTTGTTCCCTTGTTTACTCTTCTATTATAACGATAGAATGACCCCTAGTGAAGGGGTCATGTGACACTTATCTAACTGTCTCTCCTTTCTTATTTTTGAAGAATGATACTATATCATCAATAGCACCTGTATTTCTATATCTCACATCAGGGGTGCTTGTTAATTGTATTCTACTTGCTATCTCAATAATCAACTCAGCAGATATTCCACCATCAATAGAACAAGTACCATCAGGGTTCTTTGTTCCTATCTTGTCACATACAGCATCACCTATAACCTCAAGATAGAATTCATTCAATCTCTCATCCTCAAGAATGTAGTCTATCACATCCTCAACAAGTGTATCAGCAAGTTTGCTAATAGTTTTTTCAGAAAATTGTGACATTGTGGTAATCAAGTGGATAGTGTAATGTTAGCATACCTTGCAGATTCTTCAACCTTTACTTCAATTTCCTCATATATGTGAGAAAAGTCCCATCCTCGCTTAATATCATTAGCAATGTATTCAACCTGTTCTTTAGTTAAACCCAGTTGTAGATCCTCTACTGCCTCAGTCAGGTTGATTGTAAGTTCTATTGGTTCCATTAGACCCTCCCAAATTGACTTTGATTAAAATTTGCGTGAGAGAACATGTCTCTATCAACTAATTTATAAGTTCCTATACTGTTCCACATGACATAACCCTCACCATCAACCTGATCTATACCATCAGAATGACCTAAAAATGTAGCAAACTCAGCATCATGTACGAATAGTTCCATGAAGTCATGCTTGATAGATTGTACCAATTTCCAAAAGTCTATAAGGTTATTATCATAACCTACATCAATACCTTCACGAATACATTGGTTCAATTTCTTCTTAAGTTCTCTTGCTCCCTTATCATCAGTAAATGTGACAAGTTGTGCCATTTGTTTTGCAAACTTACAACGCTCAATGATAGGAGTAGTAATACCAAACTCTACATTAGGTCTAACAAATAATACTGTAGGATCATCAGGTAAATTATGATCTAAACTACTAGCGATTGCCTCACTAAGTTTACCAGTTGGACAGTCATAAACAGTATGAGGTGCTATGATAATATCATGCTCTATCACATCAGGAAATGAATAGACCAATGTGTTAGGTTGAAATGTATGATCTCCACCATAACCAATGAAGTCACCCTGATATATCTCATCGGTGCGTGGTAGACAGTCAAGACATGTATGTAATTTTTCTGATAGATCCTCATCAGGATGATTACGCTCTATATCCTCATGTGTCTCATTAATCTTAATCTTTTTCTTGTTGAATACACTCTTAGTACCAACAAAGAAATTACCAGTAGCAGGATTAGTACCCCATACAACTGCTGGTGAACCATCCATCTTAAGTGATGCCTTTGCTCCCTTCATGGAACAAAACCAATCTAAGACAGATAGATCTCCTGTAAGAATAGCATCTTCAGGATGTTCAATGTGAGTGTTTTTCATAACTCCATTATAGTGGTTGAGTTAATCTATTAGGGAAATATTGTGTCGGTTCTTGAACTGTCACATTATGAACTTCTTTCATGTATCTACGGTATAGAATACCTTCTTCTCTAAATGCTTCTATTTCGTGAGGTTGATTCATGTAATCAATGTGATGTATGTCCTCACCTTTCCATACAAACTTACCACTCTTCATGGTCAATGTACCATGAACCCATTGTCTCAAATGTACTAACTCATGTAATAGAGTTTCAATATACATCTTAGAATCCATATTGGATTGTAACTGTATCTCAAAATCTCTAGGTTTATGTGACGTACCTATCCAATCACAGAAACCCATAGCATCTTCTCTAATCAATCCACGATGGATGACAGTCACATCAATATGATGTCTAGGTAGGAAAGTGTTTAAAAACCAGTTGGTAACACTCTCACACCTGAGTTTAGAATAACCATATCCAGAACGATAGATACGACTCTTGTTCCCCAATGTAGTGTCCATAAGAATGATAGAATGAATAGAAGTTTTTCTTTGCTAGTCAAATCTTTACTCATTTATTATACCACTCCTCTGATTCCAATACAACTTCATCAATATCCCACTCGGTTGTTGACTCTGCAATAACTTCGTGAGAATTAATATCAGCGTGAGCAAGTTCTCTTGCTTCATCCTCGGTTTCTGCTTCAACTGCAACAGTAAAGTTTACTGTCTCTGAGCATTTAACGTGATAAGTTTTCATTGTTCTACACTCCATAATGATTTGTCAATACACTCTTTACATTGTTGACATTGTAAACCAGACCAACTAAAGTGATAGACCTTAGAGATGGATAGACAGTTGGGACACATAATGTGTTTACCACGCTTTCCTGCCCTAACTCTTGTAGTGATCGGTTTAAAGGAAACTGTGGTTGAGATCATTTTAATGATGATGGGGATTGTAAACTGTTAAAACTATCATAGCAGATACAATAGCACATATTATTGCTAATGTAATAAGATGTAGCATTTAAACCACCTCCAAATGTGATACCCAGTTACTTGCTCTACTTGGTAGATCAGGTAGCAGGTTTGTTACTTCTGTATTATACTTAAGTTCCCATGCTTGGCAAGCATCCTTAATAAAAGATGCATGTTTGGTTCCAAAAGTATGATATGGGAATAGAATGTTTACAAGATCCTTGTAACCTATTCCTTCAAGATCTCTGTAACCTACTTCCCACCATTGTGATAGTAGGTTAAGAGTGGCATCAAATAGAATGTCTTTAGTTAGTGGATGCATTTTCTTGGCAATTACAAACTTCAAGTAATGGTTTTAATTTATCATAAACTTGAACACACTTTGGTTCTCCCTCAGTTTTACGGCACTTCCAAAGTGCCGTAACAATGTATTCAAGTTCTTCTTTAGTAACATCAATTAACATACTTACCTCATGTAAAGATAACCACCTGACCAACCGCAGTTATCA